TGTATTAGTAGATGCGGTGGTATTAGCATCACCTGCTAGACCGCCGATGAAGGTATTCTGTACGCCTGTGGTTACTGCGGCCCCTGCACTGTCTCCAACAGCGGTATTGTAAACATTTGTCGCACTAGTAAAGTTCTGTGTAGCTAATGCTCCTGTACCGATAGCTGTTGATCTATTTCCTTTCGTATCTGAGCCTAAAGCCGTATAGCCAACAGCTATGTTTGCATCACCAACACTAAGGGCATCACCTGCTTGACCGCCAATGAGGGTGTTTAGAGTGCCTGTAGTTACTGATACTCCAGCTTGGTATCCTACTGCTGTATTGTTAGCGTTTGTAGCAGACGTAAAGTTTTGTGATCCTAACGCAGCTTTACCTATAGCTGTAGACCTACTTCCTAACGTGTCCGCGCTTAATGCAAAAGACCCTATGGCTACATTATCATCAGCATCAGTAAGAGCATCTCCAGATAAATCTCCTATCAAAGTATTTCTAAGTCCTGTGGTTACGCTTAGACCTGCATTCATTCCAATTGCTACATTGTCAGCACCTGTAGTACAAGCACCTAAAGCAGAGTACCCCAAGGCTACGTTTCCACTTGCTGTGGTAATTGCATCACCTGCTTCAGCACCAATGAGAGTGTTTTTTGTGCCTGTAGTGACTGCTGTACCTGCTTGATTCCCAACTGCTGTGTTGTCACTTGCGGTGGTGTTTGCACCCAAAGAACCAGAACCTACTGCGGTGTTTGACGCACCAGTCGTATTTGCATCACCAGCTAAAGCCCCGATGAGGGTGTTGTTTCTGCCTGTGGTTACTCCAAGACCTGCAGCAAAGCCGACTGCTGTGTTATAAGTATCGGTAGCAGACGTAAAGTTTTGTGTGGCTAATGTATCTCTACCAATTGCTGTTGATTTAGTACCTTTAGTATCTGCTGCTAAAGCCCCGTCACCAATTGCGGTATTATCATCGGCATCTATTAAAGCAGTTAAGGCGTGTCTACCCAAAGCTGTATTCTTACTTCCAGTAGTAATTGCATCACCTGCTTGGTATCCAACTACTGTGTTTCTATCACCAGTCGTAATTGCAGTACCTGCTTCGTCACCCACAGCCACGTTGAAGTTACCACCAGATGCTATTGAGTTACCTGCGTTGACACCAAGGCGTAAGTTAGATGTACCAGATGTTGTAGAAGAATAGTCGCCAGTTACGGCCACATCTCCAGCAACCGTCAAATCGTCATCAACCAGCAAGTCCACCACGTTAAGCGTAGCAAAGGCGTCAACAATAGCAGCGCCAGATCCTGCGCCGTCAGAATAAACTGACTTGGTTTGTCCCGCGGCAATAGTAACATTTGCTCCAGACCCTTGAGAAATAATAATGTTTTGAGAGCCAGAAGTAGCGTTTTGAATAAACCACATCTTACTGACCGTGTTTGGCCCTAACGTGATAGTACAAGCCGAATCCAAAGTTCCGGTGTACTTTAGGAACAACGCACGACCAGGATCTGAGGCCCCATCTGCAATCGTAGTTGTATGTGTGTTTGCGTTAGTTGTAATTGCTTCAGTTCCAAAAGCAAAAGCTTCTGCAATCAGTTCCAAGTTAGTGTTGGTTGTATCGCCCCAAGAACCGGACTGTTCTCCAGACCCAATTTCTTCTAACCGTAAATCATTTGTATATACACTTGCCATTTTTATATCCTATGCTGCAACTTCCGTCCATAACGTTGATTGCGTAGGGGTAATCCCCGTGAAATTTGATGTCTGCCCTGGTATAATTAATCCCCAAGGTTGTTCTATAATCCCTACCTCACCAGTAGCCGACAGACCAGTTACTGTGACATTAGCGTTTCCAGAGATAGTTGTCGAGCCAACAGAAGATGACATGGTCACCATTGTGTTGGTAGTAAAGAAACTGCCTAATACGGTTGTACCAACAACTCCAGTAACGGAAACATTGGCAACCCCTGTAATCGTAACCGCGCCAACTGCGCTAGTTCCGCTAACTCCAGTAACAGAAACATTTGCTTCCCCAGAAACTGTAGATGCACCAACCGCGCCAGTCGCAGTTACAGTGTAGGCAACATTGGTGTTCCAAGTGCCAGTGTTCCATCCTTGTAGGGAGCTATTCCACCCTTGAAAGGCTGCAACCGGATCTGCCATTAGGCTATCCGAATGATTGCGTTAGAAGCATCCGCGGTTGGGAAGATAATAGTAAAGTCCCCAGAACTTGCCGCTTTGTCAGCACCAAAGTCTAAGACGCAAACTGTTGGGTCTCCCGAAACAGCCTCGTTATAAATTAAAGCACCTCGAACTGCTGAGATAGTTACGTTAGAAAACACCTCATCCGCAAAGTCTGTAAGTGCTGTTGTTCCACTTGCGACCGGAGTAACACTTGTTAAAAAGTTTCCTTTAGCCGTGTAGTTTGTTCCACTGATCTCGTTAGTAGATGTATACGCAGTTGTTGCCGCAGTAAACGTTGCACTGTTATTATACAAAGCCACTTTAAAAACGTCGCTTGCTGCTGTGAAATTATGAACACCCTTCATAAGTTCTACTTTGAACGAAGTGCATAAGAAGTTACCATTAAAAGCCATTTACATATCCCTTATATATTCAGCCAACTTTTCTTGGCCAGCATCTTTTATTGCATTATATACCGTAGTTCTGTCGCTTTGAATAGCCTGTCGCATATATATAACAACAGTTTTTTCTACAGCATCTCGGTACTCTCTAGCTTGGTCTCTAATAGCAGGTGGTGCGCTTTCAGATATTCCAATTATTTTATTTACACAGCGTTGAGCAACTTCTTCCGGAGTAAACCCTCGGTTGTTTGTTGTTGCAACCTCTACCTTAAAGTCATTTGACATTGTAACTGGGAAAGACATTTCATTCATATTTTAAACTCCTTATGTTTTAGCGCGGACAAGCTGACCTGTGCGGTACTCATCTGTTACTTCTTGAGCTTCTCCCAAGTTCTTTAATCGTCCTATAGATTCCCCAAATCTTTGTGTGTACATCTGCATGATTGCAGGATCACCCTTCATGTAGAGATAAGCCTCGGTTAGAGACCCATACAACATTGCCATCTCTGCGTTGTCACTTAACCACGTTACTGTTGTATCAGATCCTACGGCTGAAACTATTGCTGTTGCGCCACTAGGACTAGCTGTAATTGTTTCACCTACAGTGTAATTACTGCTAGGAATTATTACAATTAATGAGGTTGTAGAAGGTACCGAATCTACGCCGCTACTTTCACCACTCGTACTCCCCGTAATAGTGTCATTAGCTGTAAACGTACCTGTTACATTTGTAAGTGTTAACGTGTAACTGCTTTGAGTAAGACTTAATGGTCTATAGAAATAATGAAGTTCTGCGTTGTAACTACTATCAGGCGTAGGTGCTATAATAAAATTATCTACATCATACGAACCATAATACCTGGGAGACCCTGTTGTGGTTGCATTAGGATTGTACGATTGAATAAATTCTGAATCTTTATAGTCTACAAACACAGTTTCACTACTAGAATCCGTATACTTTAAAGCAAAAGGAGCTAAGAAATCACTGGGTAAAGATAAAAACTTATTACCAGAAGTCATAGCGCCAGCTACATTTTTTCTAAATACGTTTAACTGTACGTTCTTTAGTATTCGCTCTTCAGTTAGACGAATAAAAAGAGGCAAGTTATTTACAAAAGATGTTTCGTTGTTTTCAGTGTAATCTTCTATGGCAGTCTTTAACTGCGTGTATGTAAAGCTCATGTTGTCACCGTTACTACGCCCACTGACCCAGTAGAAACTAGGTTGTTGGGGGGGTTAATTCCATTATCGGTTGCGCCACCTACAGGGTTCCAGCCATACTGAATGTTTCTTTCTTCAGAAAGATTAGGTTCTGGACGTGGGTTCCTCAACGCTTGAGGGTCTGGTCCTATCCGAGGAGGAAACAGTTGGGGGTGCTTAGGTTCGTACTCGTCAGGTCCAACCAAAGAACCGTTCCATTCTCTCATCATGTCTCTCAAACGGTATCTAAAGCCTGACCTGTCTGAAATTCCCCATGCGTCTTTTCCACTAGCAAATGCCATTATGACCTCAAGTATGATGCTGCGGGTTGAAGTTTTAGTGATACTCGATCATCGTCTTCATCGAAGGCGCGATTAAATTCTTCGTCATATATTGCTTTTAAATACTGCAACCTCTCCGGCGCTCGTTTCATTGCAATGTAATAGGATAGTCCTGCAACCATACAAGGGAAAAACCTAAAAGGAAGATCTGTAGTATTAGCAAAAGAACCTGCATCTTCAATCCTGTCTACATAATAGTAAACTAATTGGTCTGTAGAGTTCTCTGGTACATTCCACAAGTTAATTGAAGGGCTTATCTGCCTATCAAAGTAAAACTGACTAGGACGACCTTGGGTTGTTTTATTTGGTAGGTTTAAATATTCACCACGACTAATTCTATCTAATTGAAAATCGGTATTACCTCTTCTAAGTACCACTTCTAAAATATCAGCAGAGCTTTTTGTTTCCGAAAAATCAACGGCTGCAGTTACAGAAGTCGTAGCACCACTAACACTTCCACTAACACTTTCTGATACAACAAATGTTCCAACAGGATATGTTATAGCAATACTTGTGCTAGAAGGAATACTTGTGACGATTGCTGTCGCACCACTTGTTGCACCAGTAATAGTCTCAGTTATATCAAACGATGCACTAGACGATACCGTTATTGTTAATGTTCCAACAGGATAAGAAGATACAGACTGTGCCATATTTAATATTTTTTGTTTAATCGTCCATAAATTTAAACCACGATTGGTCCATTCTGCAAACATAAGATTTAAAGAACGACGTGCAGTCTTTATCTCGTAACCAGTACGAGCCTCTAAGCCACACCGCTCATAGGCTTCCTCGATAACTTCAGCTATGTCGAGGTTAAATGTTCTGGTTCCAGAAGTCGCCATCTTTTATCCCATCCTTGTGTCACGAACACCGCGGCCTGACATAACGATGCCACCGTTCATGTATCGTTTCTGTACCATACCACCATTCTTCATGCCTTGCGATTCTTTTATTGCTTTGGCAGTAGGAGCCCCTGGGTCACCAGCACTTCGCATCTTTTCTCCGCTTCCACCAGCAATACGCTTTTTCTTAGCATTGATGTTAGCCCATAATCCTTTAGGTTTACCCATATTATTTTTCTCCGAGGGAGGCTTGGAAATCTGTTCGCTCATCTGAGCCCTGGATATTGCCATAACTTGCCTGCCTTTGTAAAAAATCCTGCCATATCGGCTGGATCATCCTGTGATTTTGGTCAACTTTGTACACAACAAGTGACATTTGTGCATTCATCGTAAACAAAGTTATCGAACCCCAGCTTAAAATACCGAGGATTACAACAGACACAAGATGGTTAATTTCAAATTTCATTTAACACTTCCAACGCTTACGCGCCGCCTTGCCTCTTTCTCCAGTCCAACCTTTAGAACGAGCGCAGAAAGACTTTTTACGTCCTTTTTCACTCTTGCTTTTTGGGTTTGGTGCAGGAGCCTTGAGCTTGCTACCCGTTGCTTTATTATATTTGGCTCGGCCCTTTGCAGTAAGGCCCGCTCCTTTTTTAACAGACAGTTTTTCACCACGGCCAACGGAGAGATTAACTTTTTTCTTATTAGCCATAGTAAACAGTCCTAATAATTATGCGTGGTAGAACATCATTAAATCAATAGTGCCTACAATAAACGTAACGAAACAACCATCTTTAAACAGTACGCCTTCATCTGGAATAAACGGATCATCCGAAGTGCTATCTGTTCCAATAGATCGAAACTGTAT